TATATTGCCGTTCCATCAGATACAGCTATTTGAGGTTTATTATTTTCCGCTATATAAACCACGCCAACTGATGTTTGCAATGTTCCTAGTTGAGTAACTGTAAAATCATATGTTAGATCAGTAGATTGATTAAAAAATATATCTATCTGAAAAAAACCACTTCCAATCACTGCAAACATTTTGTTAAATATCTGACTAGTGTGTATTCCTCTTCCACCACTTGCCGCAATGATATTTGCGATGGCTACTTCATAACCAGCATAAGGAACTAGAAAGTTATCGCTTGCGAAAAGATTGTAAGTTTTCTCAATATTTATTTTTGGATAACGACCGAAAACCGAACTTCCCACAATGTTAATAGGAAATTGTTTGAAATTCTGCCCTCTTGATATCATGGCCTCCATCCTTGGCCAATATTTACATCACCCCAATTGAAACCTGTCTGCCCATTACTCGCAAGCACTGTTGCCTTGATAATCGACAAATCAGGCGGCGATACATACATCAGTGTACGACGCATAGATTGAAGTATTTTTGCAGATTCGGGATTGAATAGAATGCCATATTCCGAACACATATAATGCGCTAACTCATATCGCAAGTATTCAATATAGCCAGTGTCATAACCCTGATTTGAGCTATTGATAAAAGTATAAGGAACGATCTCACTAATATTAGTCAAATCTGTTTGCAAGGTGACATCTGTTAAGAATATTTTTGCCATCATCTTCAATGGGAATGTTTGGCTCGGCAAAAAATATAACGCCAGATTACCACCACCTAATGCACGGTTGTAATTCCACGAATAAGGCAATGTATCGATATTATCCACGCGAGCAGAGCCATAATAGTTCCTTCGCGTGACATAATTCATCGGATAACGAACAACATTAAGATTAAACGTAAGAGATTCTATCTCAGCAACAAATGGCAGAAAGTAGTACTCTTGGTTAACAACCGCATTAAGCTGAATATATTGCCAATAAGGAATCAGAGAAGTATCTATTTGCTTAAAGTCTAACATAGAATTAAGCATGTCGAGGCCATCCTGAATCTGATCCCCCGTAACCGATTGAAGATTACGGGAGACAATACCAGATAGGAACCAAGACCGCGTAATAAGCGTTTGCGCTAAATAAGCCATAACGCCCCCTATTAGTTTACACTAATGCAGGATAAGCACTGTTCGATACACCAGCCCATGAAGCAACTGATACCGTCACAGCATCACCAGAAGCCGTAACCAAATAATCAATTTCAGGCTTAGATGAACCAACACCAGCAATTACCTGGATATACTGAGTCTGCGCAACACCCGCTACCTGACCTGTAATCGTTGGCAAATTAGCTGTTGCAGATGAACCAGTCGGTCTAAATTGCACAACATCACCAACAGCAGCCGGTGTAAACACAACAAGCAAATTACAAACAATATTTTGCAACGTTGTTGTTGGCAGTGCGCTATTAGTAGTTAAATCAATCGCAGTAAATGATGTATCATTACCACCAGATTTAACCGCAATAGCTGGCACATTGTAGTAAGTTAATACGTTCTTAAAGTTTTGCGGTTTAACAGTAGCATAAACGAAATGCTTGGAACCATCAGTTGCCCAAAATCCAATTAAACGATAAGAGTCATAACCAGATGGCATAACAGGCGCTACATTGCTGGTTAAGCTAAGCATTCCTGCTGTGTTGTTAATATTGCGTGAATCACCAATCAGGTAAATAGCATATTGCGTACTGGCAGCAATAGAGCCAGTATCAAGGCCATTTGCGCCATTAACTAAAGAACTAACAGCTAATCCTGGTTGATAACCAACTGCCTGTGGCACTGGATTAATATTGCCGAAAGCATTAGCAAGTCCGACAACCAAATCCATAACGTTATTTGAATCTCTTGCAGCACCTGGCGCTATAATAATGGACGTTGCACCCGTTGGGGCAGCGGAATAAATATTTAATCCATTAATATAAAGATTTGGCAAGTTATACACTAAATCATTCTGTCTTGAAGCGCTCATGTTAAATTTCCTCTTAATCCGTTAAGCATTACCCCATGTTCCACATAGAACATGGGGATCAACTACTAACCTTGAGACAATGGAACCAACATTCTCATTGAATACTCAGGAACAACCACAGAACCCCAAGTATTGTCATAGATCATGCCTGTTTGGTTTTGTCCAAAGAGTGAACCATAGGTCAATCGCATAGATACGCCAGTTTCCGGGTCATATTCATTTGCGGTATCGAATGGTGATTGTTCTGGCAATTGCGGCATTGCTACATAGAACGCATCGCCACCAACAATCATGCCTGCGCGATGTGATGGGAATGTCAATAACTTCATACCAGCAACAATTGGAGTATTGACGTTCTGATTAGCACCACCCGCCCAGTTCAATGGGTTATTAAGAGAAAGAATCACATTACCAGAGCTATTCGCAGCAGCATTCGCAGTCACCACAAATTGACATGGATTAGCTGATGGAGAATGACCAATAAATGTCAGATAGCGAACATTGGTTTGACCTGATACACCATCTTGGAACTGGAACGCATCACCTTGGAACACAGCGCTTGCATCAGATGCAGTAGCACCAGAACAAGTAATCTGAGTGACATTCTGTCCAGATGGATCGTTAGTGCTAACAACTGTTAATGTCTGAGCATTAACACCAGTGTTACCGCTAACATGGATAGGCAACAAGTTTGACTGATAGTAGTGAACTAATGGACTACCAAAATCACCCACTTCCCAAGACATAGCGATATCATCGTTACGACGTGGAACGAATTGATTCAATCCATTACCAACGATCGCTGGGATAATAGTATCTGGTAGATAGACTTTCATCCCTTCAGCAACAGCGCCAAAGTTCTTGAAGAACATAACTGCTTGAGCTAATTGTTGATAGCTACTTATTGGAGTAGCCCCATCACCATAAAATCGGAATGGGCCTGAGAATGTATTAACAGAACCAGGAACCAACTGACTAACAACACCAGAAACCGCATTGAGAGCTAGATTGGCTTCAATCTGGTTGGCAAGCTCTGCCATAGCAGATTTACCAAACACTCTCATGTAATCTTCTTCACCTTTTTCCAAGTTGAAGATACGTTGCTGAGCAGTCACTGCGAATGATGTATTAGCAGCTTGATCGCAAGTAAGATTCAATACGCGTTGAGCAGCAGGTTCAAATGCAGCAACAAGACCAGCGGCAGTCGTAAAGCGAGGCGGAAGGTCGAACGCAACACTCGAGCCTAAATTGGCTTGAATCTTGTCGAAGTCTTTGAATTTCGAATTCGATGTGCTTAAAAAGCAGCAAAGGTTTAATAATAATCCTAACGATGATCTTTGGTAAGTTTGTACATTTTGTAAAATATTATTCGGGAAAATAGCCATTATTGGGCGCTCCTAACAATTAATCCATTAATCGTCGGATTGCTGCGCTATGTGTTCCTTGGTCTACAGAGTTTCTTTACACTCTGTACTTTTTCCTGTAGTCACCGACCGACATAGCTCCAGTATCCGTTCCAGTGTTAGAAGGTCGCATTTGTGAAAGAGGTTCATTAGGAAGTTTTACTTTTCCAGCGCTCTCGTTATCCTTTAGAGATTGAGATAATCGCTGTACTTGTTTAATAGCAGCTTGAGGTGATCTATTTGCCATACTCTCCAGCAGTTCTAACCTAGTTAAGTCTTGACCCAAGTGATACAAAATATCCCCTGAGTTATCAACATAATCACCAAGTAACTGAACTACATTTGGGTACTGAGACAATAAATCATTCCCAGGTACTACCTTGTCAAAGTCTTGATACTTGTCCTTTGCTGCAAGAACTTTATTCGTGAAGTTTTGCACTGTCCGTTGAGCCATCTCATCCTGAGATTTTTGTAAGTAATCCTGCCTTACTTTCTCAATCTGACTTTGCGCAGCTTCACTTGCTAAACGTCTGATCTTATCATCCGGCGATTCAGTGGGTTGTTGCATGGCAGGTTGTTGCTGATCGCCATACTTTTGCGCCACATACTGAGGTTGTTCTTGTTGTTGACGTCGATATGACTCAACAGCCTCAGATTTCGCACGTCTAACTAAATCAGATACTTCGTTCTGTCT